GGATCAGTTAGGTAGAAACGTCCGTAGTTAATTGGGCTGTATAAATGCCAAGCACCGGGAGCAAATGTTCCTGCATTTTCAAATGGATAAATTACAGATAAGTTAGCTACATTACCGCTAACACTATCAATAACTGCTCGTCCTGGATTAGTGTTACTGCCAGGATTATTATCCTCGAGCACCTTTCCAATCCAACTACTTGGGACTTGTCCAGATGTTAGTGTAAATGTAATTTTGTTACTAGTACCACTTAGTATAATAGTTCCGCTAGCATAATCAGTATTTCTATCTAAGATACCAACTAGCATAGCATCAATAACGGCATCTCTATAGAAGAATACTTTCCTCCACGGACTTTGACTTATACGATTTTTAGGACGTATAATTGTTCTACGGAATTCATCTCCTTTAATAGATACGTTAGTAGGTAATTTGATTGGGTAGTCTTCGTAGTAAATACCTGCTTCGACAAAAATAACAATTTGTAAATCAGTTACACTTTCACCAAATTCTAATTGTTCTCCTACTTGGAAGAAGCCTGGCCTTGTTAATCGATAAGTTACTGTATCTAAAGGTCCGCTAACGCCAGGGTTGTAACTTACAATACTGGCAAAGGCACTACTTGTAATTCCTGTTAAAATTTTAGCTGGAATAATATCAACGTTTCCTGGACTTCCTTGATCAACGTATCCATTGCCACCGTTATCAAATTTAAGTGTCCAGATCCCAGTGCCATACGAAGGTGTAGGTGCCGCACCAAAACCGTACTGGATAATATTAATCATAATATCCATGTTTGTGCCAAATTTATTAATAGCACTTACACTAGGATTTTTTCCTGCAGGGGTCGATTGTGTAACTAAATTTTGATATCTAGTTCCAGTTGTTTTAGTTAATACTTGTAGTCCTAAATCTTTGGCAAATAAAATACCATCTAAAGTTTCAGCATATTGACTACCAATAGCAATGGCTTTAGCACTTGCATTTTTGTAATAGCTCTTACCAGCAAACACACTTTGCCAAGTACCGTCAGTAATTAAATCGATGCTCATAGCATCAATAATTAATCCTACGTCTCTGAAACAGATTGCTTCATCATAATTAAAACCGCCTGCAAAAGTCTTATCGATAAAATCAGTAGTTGCATAACCAATAGCTGTTTTATTGTTAAGGATAATAGTTCTTGTTGTAACTAGGTCTGCATCATAAATTGCAGGTGTAATTGTTGGTTCTGTTAAAGTTAATGTTGGTGTTGGTAATATTTGCGGGTTATCTTGTGCAACTTCCCTTACAGCATTCCAAGATGCAGTAATTGCAGCGTTTGCAGCAGCTCCGCCTGTTAGGGCAGGATTGATAACTTGTGATGTAACAGAATACAATATGCCTGGTGCCGTGTTGGTGCTTACTAGTAGTGTTAATGCTTGAGCAAAATTAAATGCGGCATAAGTTGCAGTTTGCTCAGCTAAAGCAATTTGACTGTTATTTCCAATCCAATATTGATAACCTGCAAATACACCGGCACTGTTTCCTCCGTATGTAATATCATAACATACTGCTTCTAAAATGTATTGTAAATCTCGCTTACATGTATCTTGGTTGTACACAAGCCCCGGATAGTTAGCAGTGAGCCAGCCAATAGTTTCATCTTTAATAAATCCAAAGTTTGCCTCAATTAACAACCTTGCATTTTCTATACCTTGTAGTAATCCTGTTGGAGAATTGTTAACCGGTAATGCTCGTGTTGCAAGACCGTCTTGTAACAGATCTATAATTACTTGAAATTTGTTTGAAATAGTTGAAAGAATAACCGGATCGTTAATAACGGGATAATTTGCAGAAATATAATTTACCGCAGTTGTTTCTAACGCACTTGTCTGTCCTAGAATTGCTGTCCTTGCAGTTTTTAATACAGTTGGTGCAAGTGTTACGTTAGGATCAACAACAGCAGGTGCGTTATTATAATCATTAATAATTGCTGCAATGTATCCGATGTTTGCAGAGATCGATGGGTTAGCAGCAGCGCCGCCTTGTAATGTATCGTTTCGGTATTGCTTTACACTAGTTTGATACAATATATTAGGAGTACCATTAGCTGTAACAATTTGGGCCAGTGTGCCTAAGTAATTAACTGCGGCAATAGTTGCTGTAACCTCAGTGCTTGCAATACGTCTTTGATTTCCTAACCAATATCTTAAACCAGCATAAACGCTCTGCTGATTGCCCCCATACAAGAAATCATATACTAGGCTCCACACCATGTATTTGACATCTCTCTTACAAGTAGTTTTACTATAACTTACTGTTGGATATTCAGCTGTTAAGAATGCAATAACTTCTGATTGTAAGAAAGATATATTATTCAACAATAATAATTTTGCGGAATTAATTCCATTGGAGGTTGAAGATAAATTAGTAAACTTTAATGTAGGCACAGTGCTGTTAGCAATAGCACCAATAATAACATTAATGTTTGAGGTAATAGATGACGATGCTAAACTAACAGAAGTAACTTCAGGCAATAAAAGAATGTCATCTTTGATAGCATTTAACACACCAGAAATTTCGTCTACAGATAGGTCTGTTTCTGCATCTGCAAATGCTAAACCAATTTGTAAACTTTGGTAGTTTGACTGAAATACTAAATCGTAACATAATGCAATAATAACATTATCTATATAAGTTTCTAAATTTGTAGGGTCGTAGCTATATCCTAGTATTGAATCTCTAGCAAACTTAATACCTTCAATAGTTTGCAACAACTGGCCCGAAATAACTGCTTCAGAATTTTGTAGATAATAAAGTGTAGCAGCTCTTGTAACATTGAATGTTGAATCTAACACAAGGTCGTTAGCAACTGCTTCTAAAATTAATCTAACATCACGCTGGCATTTAGCCTTGTCATAGGTAAATGCATTTACATATTTGTTGTTAATGTATGCAATAGTTTCTGTTTGTATGAATAATTTGTTAGATTGTAGTAAATCAAAAGCATCAGTATATCCTAAATCGGCACTTTTGCCCCCTGTCAGCTTTGCACCACCGACTGTAAATCCTGTTCCAGACGGCGTTTGTATTGTACTAAAAGACTGATCTGGACCAACGGTATAGCTGATACGTTGACGATATGGGCCAGGCTCGGTTGATGCTAACGATACTAAACTGTCGGCAGCTAGTGCTGCTGCACCAACAGATTTGTATGCATAATTCCAAAAACGCCCTTCTTTGCCCGGCGGAGTTTTTGCCTGCAAATCATCACCGCTGTTTGCACTAACATATAAATTAATGTTACTAGAGAATGTGCTGTTATCGACATAAAACTTTGTAGCAGCTTGTAAATCACTTGTTCCGTTAGGAGTACCAAGTCCTGCCATCTCTGGAGGATGGTCGTTTAATGTTAACGGACCAGTCATTGTATCGCCACCGCGATATACAGCATACTGACGCTGCATAGCTTCTGTAGGCAAATAATTACTGCTTAATAATGGATCATAGTCTACATCTTCAACTTCTGGTAATACTGGTTCTGGGCGAACTCGAAATGGATCTAGTAACCCACCTGTTGCACTGGCCTTAACAAAGTTAGCTTCTGCATACCCTTTAGATATAGGTAAATCGTCAACTGTAATTGTAAAAGGTGCATGTGCAGCATTCCATTGATCGGCTAACAATGTAGTAGGGGTAGGAATTGGACCTACTGGCTGGTCGTTAGTATTTAAAGGGTGTGTAAGTTTGGGTTGGACCTCGTCCTTTAATTCGCCCGCCTGACTAATAATTGTGAGCTTTGTGTCGTCGGTGGTGTCAAAACCAATACCAACACCAATAAGACTTCTTGCGGTTAATTGTGTGCCGTCACCGCTGGCCATAATGACTTGGTTTGCAGCATACGATTCTGGTGCATCTCCTAATTTTGTAAAAGGAATAGTTCCGCCTGCTCCAAAAACAGCATACAGTTCTGTAAAGTTTTCGTTAACTTTTCTAAACGATTCGCGGATACTATCACCAGTACCGTCGTTACCTTGTACACCAATATCAATTACTTGTAAGCCCATTATTAAACTCCAAAACTAGACCCGCATCCGCAGGTAGTTGTTGCATTAGGATTTTTGATGGTAAAGTTGCTACCCATCAATTCCTCTTTATAATCAATTTCTGCTCCTTGTAGATATTGCATACTCATGCTGTCTACAAGCACCTTAAACTCATCTAAAGGTATTTCAAAATCATCTTCGTTTACTTCTTCATCAAAAGTAAAACCATAGCTAAAACCAGCACACCCACCACCTTGAATGAATGTTCTTAACGCTAGATTAGGATTACCCTCTTCATAAAGAAGGTCTTTGATTTTTGTTTTTGCAGATTCTGAAATTGTTATCATATCAATATTTACCAAATATTTTTATAATCTTAATGTAAATACAAACATGTATATTGGGCAAGAGCAAGAACAGCACAGTCATTACCGTAAAAGTAAGTCAGGCAAAGTACATGCTTACTTGCGTAAAAAAACTATGGTTATTTTTAGATGTGATAATTGTCAGGGTATCTTTAAACGAGATAAAGGAAAAATGGATCCTAAGCGCCTGAACAATAATTATTATCATGTTTGTGGGTGTTGCGATTCCAAACGCTTTGCACAAGAAAAAGGCGTGGAAAGTAGAAAAGTTTGGGACATGCCAGTTAGTAGTCTTAAGACGTTAGGCCAATTCTAGCACCAATTACATTCCAGTTTATTATTGACCACTGGCTTTCAAGATACTTTTTCTTATCCCATTTGTAATCCAATGCCCAAGCATGTTCCCACCAATCAACTAACAGTACAATGTCTTGTCTTGTTTGGTGATTTTCAATTACTTTAATGTCACCGTCACGTGCCAAATAAACCCAGCCGCTACCTTGGATGCCCATAGCAGTTTCTTTAAATTTTTTCTTAAAATTATCAAAACTTTTATAATGCTTGATAATAAATTCTAAGGCATGCCCGTTAGGTTCGTTAGACGTAGAATGTGCTTGAAACTGTGGAAAATACAAGTTGTGTAAAAATGCACCTGCTTCATTAAAATCTGGATCACCTTCACCTGAATTGTATCGATCAACATATCCTTGTGCTAGTTTGTTATAATGGTAAAATAGTGCTTCACTAGTAAACACCGGGTCTAAATCATCCTTACTATAAGGTAAAGGCAATAATTCTAAGTCCTTAGTAGGGACATTTTCATCTAAAATGATGTTTTTAATGAATTTAAAGGGCATGATAATATTTAGTTATAAATAATCTACAAGGAGACTCTCTATGGAAATTTTAATTATGGTATTAATTGCTGCTGGTATTGGTTACTGGATGTACAGAAATGTATCCAAAATGCCAGATGACAACAAAGGAAGCACAATGCCTGTAGCAGCAGGTGAACCGCCTGCTTCTTCGGTTGCGGTTGAAGGCGCTGGCGCAGTATCTTGGCATACCGCTCCTCCTGCAGGCTCAAAGCTAGCAGAAAACACGCTTGATGTAAATCACGACGGAAAAGTTGATTTACAAGATGTAAAAGAAGCTGTTAAGAAAGTTAGAGCTAAAGCTAAAAAAGCCGCTGATGTCGACGGTGACGGCAAAGTTACTAAGGCAGATGCAAAGGCAGCAGTGAAAAAAGTATCGGCAACTGCTAAAAAGGCAGCAGGCAGGAAGCCAAAAGCCAGCAAGTAATTGCTTTTTTAAAATAATAAAAGGGCCCGCAGGCCCTTTTATTTTATTGAATCGATTCTTTTATATAACTTTTCAATTTCATCTTTTAGTTTTAATTTTTGTTTTTTTAGATTTTCTACTTTCAGGTCATCGGCATGATGCTCAAATAATTTAGTAATTTCTTTATCTAAATCATCGTGACGTTCTCGTAGTGTCTCGGCATGGTGAATCAGTTTTTCTCTTGTGATCATACTATTCCCTTCCACTGTTTGAAAAGTTCCGTACTGGCGAGGTTCTTGCCTTTGCTTTCGCACATTATGTCGAACTGGTTTAGAAAACTTATTGCCCAATTATTAACTTCCTTATTCCAATAAAAGTCAGAGTGTGCTCTGAGCTTTTGTTTTTTGTGTCCTGACTCTAGTAAAGTCCGATAATCCGGAAGAGTGTTTGGACAATGCCCGGCCAAGTAGTCTTCTCTTGATACGGAGTAATGCATAGCAGGACGACGATCGCGCCAGCTGTCAACGACCCGTGCAACTCGGGCATCGCTAGGATCGATGTACTCGCCTTCGCGACACCAATGATGATGAATATCAAGTACAATAGGTAGCAAATCGCTAAGAGTGAGACAATCATTTAATCCCCAGGCGTTTTCTTCGTTTTCGATAGTGATAGTATTACGGGCTTCTGGACTGAGTTTCTTATAGGCTTGTCTAATACCTTCTGGACCTTTTCTACCCGCGATGTGGACGTTAATTTTGAAATCTTGAAATTCTTTGCCATATCCCATGTAACGGGCCATATCCGCATGATACTCAAACTCCTCTATACTTCGCTTAACAATATCATCACTGTCACTAGCCAACACGCAAAACTGACCAGGATGGAAACTAAGCCGTACCCCGTTAGCTTTTGCCACATTTCCCACACGTATGAACTCACGTTCGAGCATTGCTCTAACATCAGACTGCTGGTAAAAATAACTATAACTTGGCTCAGTGTAAGCAGGTAAAATATCACTGCTAATTCGGACCATACGGAGTTCATCGGGTAAGCCTCCCACACGCTCTACAAGTTTGTACGTAGATTCGATGTTACCTAGTGCAAGGTCGTATAGTTTTTGTTCAGCAACTTCCTTGTTCTGTCTATTTAACCAAGTTATGGTAGTTGTGCCCGTATTATATACTTTAGCAGGATCTTTTGGACGAATACCATCGACTTGTCGAGGTTCGTCAATCCATTTACATGCAAAACCAATTTTAGCCATTCCAATGCCTTATAACACCTGCGATTATGAATAAGTTCGTGATAATGTATGTTAACACAATTAAAGTACGAATGCAAGCAATACGGTCGGCTTCATTGTCTGTAGTGCCTGCTTTTTCACCAAGAGCTTTAGCCCAAAGTCGCCAAAGTTTTTTCATGAAGTTTAAATGTAAAATTGACTACAAAACGAGACGAACTATTGATTGGGTTCGAACTAGCATGAAATCTGTTCGAATCAAAAATGACAGCTCGTCCTTTTTTGGGTGTTACTCTTTGTTTTAAAGACAATATAGAAACTTTGTTCGAATTTTGAAATTCATTAAACAAAAATGTGTCACCATCACTATCGTTTATATAGTAAACCATAGACAATAACCCTGGCCCTGGGACATCAACATGCGGAATATTGTAGTTGTCTTTGGTGAAAGTTGGACCATTGCGAGTCATGGAATTAATTTTAATTCTACCGACATCCGAAATAACCCAGTTTAATCTTTTTTCTACAAAGTACAAAATAGGTTTAATTGTTTGAAGCGCAGGGCTACTTTGCCCGTTTAGTAGTACAAAGTGTGTGAATTGCGGGCTATCTATAGTATTATTATCTTGCACTACATCGTAGCCCTGGATAAAATTATTTGAATCTTTAGAGCCCATAGATGTTGCCTGCTCATACTGCCATGTTACTTGTGTTTTTATAGCAGTATAAACTTCGTCTTGAAACGATATTGGTATTATATCATCAAGAACAATTGGCTCTATCATGCAAATAGATCCTCGTTCCACTCGCGATGTCCTTCGCGAAACGCCATGTTGCTTTGTGTTTCTCGAACTTCTACACGATAACACCAAAGACGTTCAGCTTCACCTGAACCCCAGTAATCCGGAATGTAAACACCATTAACGTACTTGTACAGCATATCTGCTAAACCTTCGCAGCCTAAACGTGGAAGTATAGTTAATTTTGCCATTTTCTTTTGTTCCAGTAACTTGTAAGTTTCCATTTCTGGATCATCTTGTGCTACAAGTAGTGTATGATCAAATTGATCTTCTAGAATTTTTTTGAGTTCCTTTAGTCCGCCGTAATCGGCGCACCAGTTTCGAACATCAAGGTCATCAGTTCCAAAATAGAATTTCATATTAAAACTATAACCATGAATTAGATTACAATGACTGTCAGCACGCCATTGTCGATAAGCACACGGAAAAGCATCGTGGTACTCTTTAGTGCTAACGTATTTGTAATCAATGTGTTGTTTTGCCATCTCTTCTCTCCTTTATTAAAAGTAGCAAGTTTGATGACATGCAGAATATTTAAAGTGGGATGAATGCCAAAAAGACCACTGTATTAATTATACAGGATTTCTACTATAAGTCACTCTTATTGGCTAGCAATATTACCAAAAGGTAACCATTGTCCAGGTTCGCCTGAGACTACACATACCCAGCCGATGTAGCTGTGAGGTTGCGGGTCATCATTCCAAACAATGTCTCCTTTTTTGTAGATTCCTGTTGTTGGGCTAGCTGATCCTGAGCTAAACATTCTTCCGGAAAACTCTGCATTTCCGTTTACTGATAAATTTACTCTTGGATCTGCGTTATTAGAACCAACACGTAATGGTCCAAATACTTTTACTGGCCTTCTCGGTGTTGATACATTTCCTAGTGTGATCTCACCAGGATCAACGTAAATAGCATCTTGATTCCTTACACTGATTCTAAATTGATTTGATGTTTCTAATTTTTTAACATCTATACTTACTTGTTGAGAACCGTCATTAAACGCTAAAATTTTTGCCTTTACTAGACTATTTTCAGCATTAACTTCATCAAATAGTTGTGTCTTTCCAGATACTGAAAGTTGTTGTAATGTTCCAACTGTATTTAGGTTAGATTGAACAATACCTGTTCCTAAACTATTTTCAGTTAAAACAGGCCGTCCGCCAATGCTAAATTGTTTTTCACTAGCAAGATCAATACTTTCAGAACTATAAATTCTATCAGGATTATCTTCTAAAATAAAATATTTGTTTGTACCTTCTGCCGACCAAACTAGTCCTAAACCTTTTAACGGAGTTGCCCTTGTACCGTTAAAAACTAACGGGCTTACAGTTTCTGTTCTTGTATCTGTTGTTAGTTTTTCTACAAATAATTCTCCGTAGATTCTTACAACACTATTTTTTGCATGTTCTTCGCCGATTATGATTTCACCGTTATGACGAGCAGTTATTCGTGCTTGGTTATCAGTTCCAATTACAAGATCGTGATTAGTATATGTTCCAATATAAGCCTTGCCGATTTGTTGGCTACCTAACACAATTTCGATATCGTTTTCAACAATGCTAAGTGTCCCGTTAGGATTTTCTGTGTTAAGCCCTAATCGACCAAAGTTACTACTAAAGACAGCAAAGTCTCCTAGTACAGTATCTCCGTGAACGTGTAACTGATTTAAGTTTCCTACTTCGCGTAATTTACTTTTTGTTATTTGTGCGCCGAGTGCGGTTTTTGATACAACTTCTGTACCGTCTATCATAAATGCGCTATTTGGACCAAGGTCAATATTTCCGTTAGTCCATAGTTTATTTCCAGTTCTATATTGAAGTACAGTATTACCTTCACCCCAGCCCCAACTGAAACCAAGTCCGTTTAGTTGGGCTTCTTGATTAACAACCCAGCTTCCTACATTTTGCTCGGTAGCGCCTTCTCTAATTAAGTTTTTAACATTTAGGGTTTCAATAGATAGTGTTTTGCCAACCATGTCGTTGACAGTAATGAGCCCGGAAACAGATACCGGATCAGTAATTTCACTAACATTAAGTTTAGTTATGACTACTTTGTCGTCTTGAATATTGAATGGTGTGCTCATAAGAAATCTCTCGTCTAGTATTTATCTAGCACGAGAGATCCTTATAAAGTTGGTATATTATGCTACTTTAAGTAGAATGATTTCTTCGTTAATACGACCATTCATTTTAGTATCTGTAGCGTTGATATCATCCAAGAACTTACGCAACGCTACCTTACCAGCAGCCTTAAACTCTTTGAGTTTTTCTTCAGGCTTACGCAGAGTTTTGCAAATGCTGTTAGTCTCGCTAAAACCTGTAATTGTAGTACCTTTGACACCCAAATCATGGAAATCTGCGGCAACATACTTGCCCAACTTCCGGTTCTTTGTATTGTAAACCCACAGTTCCTTAGAACCAATGATATCTGTAGGATTAATGCTAACCAGTTTAAGCGGCTCATCAGTTTTCTTGTATTTGAGCTTGCTAACAACTTTGTCCTTGCTAACGGCCTTAACCTTGCGAGGCTTCTTGTTAACTTTGGCTTCTTGCATCAACATATTGCAAGCTGATTCAATTTCCTGCAAGAAAGCAATAAAGTTCTTAATCTGCTTGCGGCTACGATGTTTATAACCTTCTCGCAACTGTTCGTCGGCATTGCCGCTAGCAAGTTCTAGCAGTTCTGCCAAATCGCGACCATAAAAGTCGCGGATAATACGTGCGTGAGCTGCCTTAGCACCTTTACCTTTGAGCAAGTTAAGAATTTTAAATTGCTTTGGGTCAAAGTTTTCTGGATCTGTTTGGAACGACTCAAATGCATCTTCGAGCTCTTCTGTCATACCAAACGCCGCATCGCGAACACGTTCTTGAATACTAGGAGTATAAACTGCTGGTTTTTCAACCTTTGGTGCATCTTCATCTTCTTCACGATCGCTAGCACCTTCATTCATAACCTTGTTGATTTCGTTACGCAACCATGTGCCAGTATCTTTACCGTTATTAAAGCCTTCGTGAACTTCAGGCATACCTCGAACCAAACAGGCTGCAACACCAACCATAGTACCTTGAAAGTATTTGTCTTTGGTTTTGCGGATAGCTTTAATGTCAACCTTGTCGTAGCCTTGGGTGTGCATCCACTCAACTACTTTAACCTTAAGATCCTTTACAGTAGATTCCATACGGTAATGATCCATAGCCTTACGGAAGTTGGCTGTAAACTGTTCGCCAGTCCAATCTTGGGCGCCGTCCCAACTAGGGCTGTTATCGCGGTTAGCCTTTTGGCGAATTGCAATACTTGCTTTTTTGAGTTTAGTAGCCAATTTCTGCTCCTGTTGTGTTAAACAATAAGCATATTATACAGCCAAATTTACAGATTGTCAACACTTTTGAAACCAAATTTAATCAAGTTTTTATGTGCTAATCCAAAAATTGGGTTGTTCGCTATTTTCCAAGCCATTCCGTGCGCTGATCTGATATGATATTGAGGCCCGAAATGAGCTACATCTCTAGCTAAATTTTCGGGTTGCCTTTCAATATCGGTTGGGTAGTAAGTATCTATTTGGTTATCGCTTTCCATAAATTGATTCCATTCGCTATTCATAGACCAATTATAGACAGGGACCCCAGCTGCCTTCCATATTGCTTGTGTTGACATAAATGAAATATAATTATCAAATAGGTAAGATTGAGTTTTTACTGAATTTTGAAATTGCATATAAGCTTCTATAAAGTTTTGTTTACGATGCTCAATGTTTTGAGGTATCATATCCAACCATATGTTTAAATTTTTCCACATTTGTCTTCCAACAGCAGGCCATTGTAGTACAACAAATTTTGGTTTATAAGGGCTATTGTTTACAAACGATATCGAGTTTAAATGGATACATTCGGCACCAGTTCCTCCTAGTCCGTAATTTAAATAATCCATTTCTAAATCATTGGCTAATGTGTGATACCATGTCTCGTCTTCAGCTAATCCAACACCCTCTGTAAAGCTACAACCATAAACTACAAAAAAATTTGATGGATCAATTTCTGATATTTCTTTACTTCTGTAACCTAAGCTGTCTCGCCTGTATGTTACTTCTTTGGTTCTATAGTTCCAGTTAGCTGGCATTTTTCTAAGATTCGTCTCAAATAACTCTCTTGTATCAGTTCCTGCAAACAGATTAGGCTCGGGGTTATTATACCTTACTGGGCATGCAATTTTTTTAAATCTAAACCTATCATCCATAGAAATTTACCTTTTTAAACTCTTCTAACAACCATTTAGCATAAAATTTATGAGCTTCTCCATCTAAGTGCCATTTTTTATTTGACTCGTCTTGATTTTTAAAACCTGCATCTTTACACATCCAATAGTAACTTTTGTCTCGTTGATCGTGATAAGGAAAATATTTATTGTCTATAAGACATTTTAGTGTTTTATATGTTTGTGTAACACAATAGTCAGAATAAAATCCGTCTCCAAACCAGTAAGGAAGGTTAAATTGTTTCAAACATCCTTGCAAGGATACGATATTTTTAATTTTGTTATCTGACCATGTTTCAAATCCATTTAGAAATAATGTTTGGTATATTTTATAAATTTCTGCTTTGTTATTATTGGGTATTGGGTTTTGAGAAGTGATGCTTGCATAGCACGGATCTTCACAATAATCTGCAAATTTAACTTTTAGTAGGTCGGGTTCTCCAAAAGATTTATCATTAAATCTAAAATCAAATCTTTCAGCACTGGTCCAATGAATTAAAAAGATAACATCGATCTCTTTGTTTATAATTTGTTCAATATGTTGGCCTACCCAAGCCATAGTAGTACGACATATACGCTCATTGCTTCCTCCAGGCACCGCCATATTAATAGGAGTTCTTCCTAGCATTCCTGCTAGTAAGTTTCCAAAAGACTTCTGACGACATTCAACACCGTCACCAATTCCTGCACCTGGAATTTCACTTCCGGCAGTATGACTACATCCGTTAATTACTAATAATTTCTGCATTTTTAAATTTAGGTATAATAATATCTGTTCCGCAGGTACAGTGATGTTTACCGCAAATTATTTCCTTAGGACCTACACCTGATATGTCATCTAGTATATGCCCTATTCGTTCTCCTTGACCACAACTGGCCATACTAACATATCCTCTAGGATTTATAAAAATACTATCACCAATTTTACAATTCCAACCTTCAAAGAAATTTTGTCCTTTAACTATTATATCATTGGATATAAGGGGAGATTTAGTTCCGTCGTCCCATATACCTATACTAACTGCACCGTTATATTTGTAAGGCTTGGGTTTAGTAAATTTTGTTTCAATATTATGTTCGTTAATAAATTTTACTTTTGCAGGATCTTTATAATGCCAAGGCCCTGCATTAGTGCTGATTTCATCAAATAAAGGTGTCCATTCTATAAAATAATTAGGTAAATTTTCTTTGAGGTAATTCCCATACTCAACAACTTCCCAAAACCTTTCATCGTGCATAAGCATTTTACTGCTCAAGTAATTAATTTTGTCGCACAAAAATAATGTATTTTGAAAATACTTTTCTTGATCAGCGAACTCAATATGGAAACTAGCAACTACATCATCAAATAATTTATAATGTTTTTCCCACCAGCCCAACGGCCTGCTTAAATTGGTGTTAACTGCTAGTGTACAATCTGGAAGTCGTTCTCTTAGCCACTCGCATATAGGAATAAAATTACGCCATGCTGTTGGTTCTCCGCCGCTGAAAAAGAATTTAAAAGATTTATAACCAACTGATTTGTATTTTTCTACAATAAGTTCTAAATTTTTTAGGTAAATTTCTAAATTATCGTCGTTACGTTGTGTACCACTCCAGTTACCTTCGTTGCAATAGCTACATCTAAAATTACAATAATTATTAACTTGCCAAGTAACAGCAAGGTAAGGTTGTTTTGGTTCAACAGCAATTAACTTTGAGACCATAAATATACCTCCCAAAGCTCAGGTATTGCATCAAATATATCTTCTTTTCTATGTGCATCAAGTTTGTTGTTAAAGTGAAAAAATTCTTTCATTCCATCTTTATTTTCTTCGCCAGAACTTAATGTGTTTAGAACAGCTTTGTAAGCATATCGTATTGTGTTTGAATATGAATAGTCGTTACGCACAGGCTCATATAATTTTGCCAAATAATCTTTATAAAATTTAGGAGCAATTAATATAGAGGCGTACCACGGATTAGTTAGTATGTTCAAACGTATTTCTTGTTTTTTACTTAGCAATCCCTTTTCAATCCAGTCTCGGTGAAACTCCGGGAATTGATGTGCGTTCCATAATGATATTGTAGGTGTTATTTCAAACAACACATGAGGAACCTCTTTCTTAATCATAAGTGCGTTAAGCTCTATGTCATCCCATACTGTGCCCTTACGCATATATTCTGCTAAAGGACCACTTGCATCAAGACTAGCATATATTTCAACCTTTGGAAACTTTTTCCAATAATCAATAACGTTTTTATCTTTATACCTAAACACACTAAAGTTAGTAGTGTACGTAATTTTTACGTCTGTTTTTCCTTTTGATAACCAATAATCTAAAATACGATAATGTTCTGGTGTAATTAATGCTTCGCCGCCAGCAAAGTACACTTCTTCTACATCATCTAAGTACGGCTCGAGCTTATTCCAGAACTCGTCTCCTTCATTGTTAGATACAACAATTTTGTTCAAACCAAATCTATTTTTTAAAGTAACTTCCCCGTGGCGGTCTTTATACTCTTGTGCCCACTGACTACTACAGCTAGGGCCGCAACTACGACACTTCATGTTGCAAATATTACTGAATCTAATGTCCATGTAACGAAGTTTGAATTCGTCAATAGTCCCGTCTTCTTTTGTCTGATTGACTAAGTGTAAATAGGCGTTGCCTCGAACTCGATTTTGACTTTGTCTTAGACTCCATGTTCCTAGTAGCTCGACATCGTAACATCTTTGGCATATTTCGCTAGGTTCGTTGTTTAACATCCTAAGCCTTAGTTGTTTATATTCTTCTGTATTCATCATTTTTATGATGCTTTCTTCTGTAGTATGTGCTACAGGTTTAGAAGAATCTGCCATGCAACAAGGAAATACTTTAGTGTCAGGCCAAGCATGAAAGTGTATCCACGGAAGGATACAAAAATGCTTTTTATAAAAAATGTTTTGATCAAGTTCTTTCATCTTAGCTCATTAAATTCTTAAGTTCGGGAAAAGTTTTTACAAAATCTTCTTCTCGTAAATCGTCTCTTATTTTGATCTGATCTCGAAAATTATTTTTTTCTTGGTCCCATAAATCATCTGCACTTGCAAATGCTATTCCGTTTTTAATAGTTTGAATACTAAAATACTGCTCGGCTTTTAGTCTATGATACAGAGTTTTTAACTTTGCTTCAGCCATACCTTTTAATCCTTTAGGCAATACTTGCGAGGAAAAATAAGGAGGGTCCATACACGGGAACAAAGAAATTCTATCTGTTCTTCGATAGAAACCTTTATCTTTCATGTATGAATAAAAGTCTGCAAGGGTATAATAGTTAAAAATACTTAACACAGTGTTAAATTGGTAATCTATAAAATCATAGTTGGTAACTTGTTTTAAGTTTGTTTCCATGACTCCCCAATCTGTACCGCTTCTAATATACTCGGCCCGCTCTCCGTAATGATCTATACTTGCTGATAGCTCTATTTTCTTGAACTTTTTCCACATACTTATAACATCATAATCTTTAAATTTAAAATTACTGAGGTTAGTGTTATACCTTAATGTTATATTAGTCTTATTTCTTTTTATAAGTTCTTCTAGTACTAGATAATGTTCTTCTGTGATAAGGGGTTCGCCGCCAGCAAAATATGCTAGCTCAATATTATCGATGTGTTCATTTAAAACTTCAGATAGTAAAGCTCCTTTATTATCGTCGGCGTGTATGATAATAGGACTAGTTTTATCGTAAACTCGATTTTCTGAAGCCCATGAGCTGCTGAACGCAGATCCGCATGTCCTACATTTAAAGTTACAAATATTACTAAAACGAATATCGTAGTAGTACATTTTAAAATCTTGTAAACTACCATCATCGTTAGTTTTAGCAATAACGTCATCGATATGATGGTTAAAGCTCTCATTAGCGTATGTTCTAAAACTCCAAGGCTGTGTTTTTTCTGTTTTATAACAAAAAGTGCATGACGGGTTAGTTTTTCCTGCTAGCATGTTTAGGCGCATTTGTTTAAAATGATCACTATACATAACAATGTTTTTTAACGATTCATTTTTAACAGATCCAAACGGTAGTTTTCCGTCAGTAGTACAGCAGGGTAATACATTTCCTGAAGGTTCTACATATGCATGTATCCACGGTAACATGCAAAATGTTTTATTATCGTCGTTAGGTTTATCAAAGGGCATTTTGTTCTCTACATAAATTATAAAAATTTGTAAGTTCTGGGAAAGTTTCTAATAAATTAACATTCCTTCTTCGGTCGTACTCGTTAAACCAATTAAAGAAATCTTTTCGACCCTCATTCAGCTTATCTTTGTCGTAATGAGTTGTTTCCATGTAAGTAACAACTCTTCTAAATTTTTCATATTCCAGCTCGTTAAAATGTTGCCCGGAGTCGTTATTCAAGTTTTCCTTAATAAACTCCAAAGAATCATACATATATGGCATGAATTCTTCTTTAGGAAGTATATTCATGTCGTATTGTAACGGTTCTTTTAAATGTGGTGTGTCAAACCTAATTCGATGCTTATTTAAGTGCTCATACCAACCGTAATGTTGTCTCCATTCTAATAGTTTAGCAAGCAATGATTTAAAATTACTGACTGTTAAAATGTTAAATGTAATCATAAATGTAACAGGATACTTAGTTTTTGACAAATAAGTATGAAAGTTTCTTTCCCACACTTCTATGTCTAACCCTGTGCGAATATATTCTGCTTTAGTACCCCATGTATCTAAACTAGTAAATAGTTTAAACGATTTAATTTTATTTTCTAATCTTAATTTTTCAACTTTTTCAGCCAAGCGTTCTACTAGTATTGATTTAACTCCAAGGTTACTGTTAAGGTTTAGTTCTAAATTAGGCAACGGATTAGAATCTAAGTCTTCTAAAAGCCTCCAAGTACTACGTTGTAGTAATGGTTCGCCGCCGGTAATTCGTAAAATGTTTAAAGTTTTTCTAACTTCTGGCCACCACTTCCACCATGCTTCTACATAAGGATTGTTTTCTTCTTCGTATGTAGTAAACCAGTTAATATCGTTGCGGTGATGCTTAACCATAGTATACGGGCCGTGGTCTTTGATTTCTTTGTAATATGCCGAACTATGTTTTGGATGGCAGTATCCGCATTTAAAATTACACTCACTACCAAAACTGATTTCAATATATTCAGGATTTATATTAAAATCCCAATTATTATCTTTTATTTCCTGTAAACGCTCGGGACGATATATGCCAGCATTTCGTTCATGCCTATCGCTAATATAATCTTCGCCTAGTGCTTCAATATTCCAACAGTATTGACAGCCGTTGGGTTGGTCACCGTCTAACATGGCTGCACGTTGTAATTTCTTTTCTTGAGTATTATGTAGTGCGCTTGGATTATCTTTTAATTCATTCAACGGAATTTTATGAGGCGGCGGATGATAGCAACTATGTGTTTCGCCTGTTTGCAAATATATTGTAGTATGATGCCACTTGGCTAAACAAAATGTTGGGCTTATTTCGTTAGTAATATTTTTAATTTGTATAATTCGATCTTTCAATTTAATTTTAAACCTTTGAAAGTTGAATAGTGTTGCGGGATTCCGCTAATAACTTTACCTATTGGCATATATTGCCATGCAGTATTATAACGATGTGCTTCTGTAAGATAAGTCTTAAACTCTTCTGATTTTAGAATTTTATTTCGTTCTCCCCATGTGTCCCAGTAAAAGAAATTGTAATATGAGCTCCACTGGGCAGTAATATCCCACTGACGTGCGTCATCGTCGTCTATATAAGATTGGAAAAAGTCTTTACCACAGATAGCCCAATTCATGAATATATCATACTCGCAGTCATAGTCTAGGTATTTCCAGTCACCTACTTTGTGCTGAAAGTAATCTTGGGTAGTTAGACTACGCAATTTAAAAAATTGATATGTTACATTTTTAGATAGTTGCTTTGCTCGGGTGTCGTAGTAATTTTCTAAAAAATGAACAGCATCATTGATGGCTGCTGCCTTTTCGTAAAAAACAGGATAGTCTTCGTTGTTAACAACGGGCCCTGTGTTTAGATTCCAACAACAGAAAGAAGTGCCTGTAGTGAACCATCGATGTATAATGTTTAGCTCGTGTCTAGTAAATTCGTGGTCAGATGGTGCAGAAAAGGGAAATTTTACTTTATTATTGTCATTAAAATCTTCCAATGCAAATAATAACTGTTTTCGATACTTCTCTTTCTCATCATCATTAATATAAACGCAATTTGGGACTGTCCAGCAGTCCCAAGGTTCCTGTGTTTTTAACTGTGATATCCATTCATTAACAAGTGGATTATCAATTAGTTTAATAACAACTGGTTCATTAAATTCTAAAATTAAGTCCATAGTGATTGACGAGCTTTAATTAGACGAATCATCATAGCTTCGTCTTCAGCTTCGTATGCTTCTTCAATTTCACGACTCTTGTCAAGAGCCTTGCGACTCATTTCTGCTTCTTCTGGAGTGCGATCTTCAAAGTCAAGCATATGATCGCCTCGTTCACGACGCATGTTACAGTAGGCAGTCCAACCGCTGGCATCGTGTACATCTGGACGATTAGGATAAACTTCAGTCCACCATTTGTAAAGTTCTAGAATTTCTTCTGCTTTAACAGCTTGATAGGTGGGTTGCCCAATGTTTGGGCTACCCGGCTCACACTCATCTTCTGTCCAAACCAAGTTACGTTGCCACTCGAGGTTATCCAAACCAGCCTGCGGACAACGCCATGTGCGCCAGCGGAACCATCCAGTCGCCCAGAAAGGAGCCTTATATTTGGCTTTTTCATCTTTGTCACTCCATGCAATGTGCCACCATGCGAGCTCTATTTCAACAAAATCACGGAGCTCATTAAAAAGACAAGGCAAAAAACGATTACCCACATCACACCACTGACCGGGTTTAATGTCGGATGGGTGGGCAGTAAGACAATGAGTCCTAGTAACGTAGCGATTATTAATATAATACTTGAGATCATAAATTTTATCCACAGGCCACCAGATAAAGTTCTGGATAGCATCTAGTGCCTCTTCGGCAATCCAATAACGAACGGGATGGAGTCGCTTACCTTCTGCTTCCCATTCACGCCAACCACGACCGGTTTTTGCACCACCTTTTTTGATGCCGCGAACCCAGTCTGCAAATTCGCTACAACTCCAATAATTTGCTCTTTGTGCCATTATCTTTTCCAGTTAAAAGGACATTTACTCTTTTCTTGTTCTTGTTTATCGATTATTTTCTTTTGTACTTTATATTTGTTTAAAAAGGACGAAGGAATTAATCTTTCTCGCATGTTGAAATATTCTTCATTACTTACCTTTTGTAAGTGGATTTTTAATTTTCTTTCCGAAACCGGTACAATATTAACTAATGGAGTGCCTTGCCTAATAAACAGTGGTTGTCCTGGATTGCTAAAATGCAAGAATAAGTTAATATCAGCGTTCGTGTTATACTTGTAACTTAGTGATGCTGGTGGAATAACTATTTCATGCGGGTTATGAAACGCCCAAGTGTTTCCAATCCAACTAAACTGAACATTCTCTTTACAACTAATAAGCCATGGAGTGTGTAATTTTAAATGAATAAAATCTTTTTGATCAAGATATCCAGACATTTGTCTGAAATCGTGGCTCATTGCACCGCTTACTCCGTCACTGTACTGCCAGTTGAATGTTCCGCTTTGTCTATCAACTCCTACTAACAAATCGGACCACATCGGAATGGTCATTCCGTTTTTATAAAAATCTAAAAACCCCGCACAACTTTTCATAGTTGGAATCGGGGCCATGTTGCCTTCTTTGTTAAAACTTTTCGGAAGTGCTTTCCACCAATCCGGAAAAAATTTATGACTATAATCTATAGGATAAAGGTCATGCACATATTGTCTACTTGTGAAACAGTCTACGTGCAGGACCTTCTTTTTAAAGAAAAATAACATTACTCTTTCTTATCACCAAAAAGTTGTAGTAGGTTCAAGAATAGATTAATAAAGTCCAAGTAAAGCGTCAAAGCACCGCGAATTTCTGCAATGCCGTCGTTCTCCATACTGACTTCTTCTCTAATCTGCTGTGTATCGTAGGCAGTAAGTCCGAGAAAAATTAGGATAGCAATAGCACTAATAACCATTTGCATAACTGTACTACCAATAAAGATATTTACAATACTAGCAATGATGATAGCAATCAATCCGACAAACAACAAACTACCCAATCCACTAAGATCCTTTTTAGTAAAGTAACCGTAGCCACTCATAACACCAAACAGGATTGCACCTCCCATGAAGGCACTGACAATACTGCCCATGTTATAAATGACAAAAATTGTAGCAAAGCTCAAACCCATTAGTGCGGCAAATCCGTGTAGGCAAAGCTGAGCCATGCTCTTAGTAGGACTTGCATTAAGCAGGATTGTAACACCAAAAATAGCAACTACTGGTGCAAAAATTACAATCCATTTCATAATTCCTGTAAAGAAGAATGCCATAAGACTGGCGCTTGTTCCTACAAGAAAACTCACAATCATACTGGTCAATACTGCTAGAGCCATATGTCCATAAACACGGCCCATTGCGCTGTTGATTTCGCTAGCAGAGCGATAGCTAACAGTATTATCCATGTAACTAGTTCCAAACATATTTTACTCCTTGTTTAAAAATTGTTCTAAATTAGGCGGGGTCCATCCTTCGGGTTTGAGAACCTTACCATCTTCACGCTTACGAACTTTTCCTGTAACAGGATCAATTTTAGCAAAGTTAGTACGCATGACCTCGTTCCAAGCACCTTCTCCGTTGGCTCCCATGCTATTTATTGCACCAATAGTTACCACTAAAATATCTATTAAAGCATCTAATTGTTCCGTAGAATCGTTTGCTTTTACGGCATCTTGAAATTCCCAAAATTCCTCAACAATAAGTTTTTGATACATGTTATACTGCATCTTGTTTAGCGAGCCTACAGTTTGATCGCAAGCGACCATAAATTTAGTTTGATCTGCAAATGGATTAGTCATTTGTTAATTTTTCCCAAGTTAATTCTTTTCCTTGAACATGGGCTACGCATTTAATGTAGCCATTTTCGTATGCCCATTGTACCTGTTCTCGGATACGCAATGGACAATCTGGTAGTATATGAAGCATAGCTCTAGGGTAGACAGCAATGCCATCAGTAAGGGTAAAGTTTGCATCGCCCTGTCTGATAGTTTTAATATCCTTGCAACTGATCATTTAAGTGCTTCCAGTGTTTGTCGTTTTGCTTCGTCTGCAATTTCTAGTTTGTGAATAGTTTGCAATCCTCGGAACATTTCTTCTACAACATGGATTATAGCTTCTTTGCCTTCTTCGGTCAAGTGACTATATTCCACGCTGACAGAACTTTCGTGCCAAACACGTTGATTTTGACTTAGCTCTAACAAAGCACCATAAATGATATCTTTGTTCATTGAGCGTCTTATATTAAATTTTCTCGCCATCTTTAAAGCCTCTGAAACGGATAAACCTCGGAAAACGTAGCGAATAAGAACCATCTTGATTCTGAGTGACTGCGTCAGCTCGTACTTCCACGACTTTCCCAACCACTTCTTCACGAGCTGTCCAGTAATCATCGCGGTTAGCGTCACTGAAGCCGCTACCAACATTAACTCGTATAGATTTTTCGTCATCTACACCCTCACAAACCAAGGCACCCAATTTACCTACATTACGACCAGTGCCTTCTTCTACAGCCGTAACAGTCAACGAAACTTCGATAAAGGGTTTGAGCTTGAGCCAAGCTACACTACGTTTACATTCATAACCAGCATCAGGGTCTTTAATCATAATGCCTTCGTAGCCGCCGTCGATTGCCTTTTGATTGATTTCTTTAAAACGCTTTTGACCCTCTTTGGAGTCAAGGTCGATCTTTTCAAAACTCAGTGCTTTAACATTAGGCAGGTCTGCTTGATGTGTGTTAACCCATGCTTGTACCATTTGACTTCGAATCAACTGACTACGGTCCCAACTGCCTGCCTCAAAGTTCTCTAACGGAAGGAAGTCAAACAAATTAAGAACTGCATCATTGGCCTTGACATCACTTTTACGATGCACCTGTGTCATCAAGTCTTGAAAACTAGACGACATGATCTCACCATCGAGTACAATATCGTACGGTGGCGGAGTCTTTTTAACTACTGCGCTGATCTGTTCAACTACGTGGGGGAAGTTAACCAGTTCCTTACCATTACGACTAAACATATCCACGCGACCATCAGTACGCACGATAGTGATAACACGTACCCCATCAAGTTTAACCTCGATAAGTTTTGTGCCTGCGACTTTATTTTCATGATTAGTGCTATCATGGGCAAGCTGGCAACTAAACACAGGAATAGAATACTCTGCATAATCTTTCTCCACTACCTTGTTAATTGTTTTTTCGCTAACACCACAACGCAAATCTTTAATAAGGATACGGCGATACCAACCGTTCCATTCAGCCTTAGTGGCTGATTTCATCATTTGTGAAACCATATCTCTGGCGGTATTGCCGGTGACATTGCGAGTGACAAAGCCAGTAATAGCGAGAGTAAAACTATCCCAAGGTAGGCCAGGGCCGTCTTCATCTTTTTTCTCCGGTATTTGTTTAAGTCCAAAAGTAATCATCGGGTCAAGTGCAAGTCTTGCACCTTCAAAAAATTGGCTATTACCCCACTCTGCTTGAGCGAGAATAATGGCTTCTTTATCCAAACGACTATTATGATCTTCTAAAGAACTAATAACATATTGGCAAGGATCGCTCACAGTAAACTCCAGTAGTTAGTTTACCACTATTATATACGATCTGTCTTAATAAGTCAAGTAATTGTTTGTTCGAAATGGTTTGCCAAGATCTACATTTGGCATTTGGGAAATGGCTTTTCTTTTGACACGTTTAATAATTGGATGATTATGGTTGTGCCCAAAAGTCTCCATATACTTGTAAAAGGTACTTCTTTTATGCCGCTTATACTGATTTGAATCTAAGTATCTTGCAGCCTGATCGTAGTTATCACCAAAACGATCGTAAAGATCGCAAGCAATATTAAATGAAAATGCACCTATTTCATCAGTATCACCATAGTATTGTTGAGCCCTACGATCTCGAGCATAGTAGGCTGTACTCTCATACCCTGGTATGGCTTTAAAGTTTCTACTACGATACTGCCTGCAATGGATTATCTCATGTAACATTGTATCTGCAAACAAAGTACATAACCTTAACCAACGATGTCTGCTTAGTTTAAAGTATTGTTGATTGCTGTTATAGCTAAAAATTATTTCAATATAGCGACCAGTATGTTGTTTGTCAGGTAAACTATAGTAAGTTCCGCCAACATAGACATAACCCTTATCGTTTTTTGGATCTTTGTCCATTTTAACTTTAATGGGCATATGGCGCTTAACATGTTTGGCCATTAAATCGTGAAGTTTTTCTACGCTTAATCTTTTATCGACAACTTTGTTTTGTATGCCATTTAACATACAAAACAAAGCATCTCTTGTAAGCAAACTCCAGTTAAAGGGTTTACGGACTGCCATTATCTGCTCCTCTACAAAGTATTTATAGCTTATATGACAGCCCAATTAAATGCTACTATTATGGACGTTTTTCTACAATTTCGTCAATCAACCCATATTCTAGGGCTTCTTGGGCACTCATAAACTTGTCACGTTCCATATCTACGCTAAATTGGGCAAAAGTTTTACCCTTTGAATTGTGCTTGACGTAGATTTCTGTCAAAGATTTCTTCATTTTTAGGATCTCTTCGACTTGGATTTGCATGTCTGTAGCTTGTCCACGAGCACCGCCCGAGGGCTGGTGAATCATGTGTCTTGCGTTTGGGAGCATTTTTCGCTTGCCCGGAGCTCCTGCTGTAGCAAGTAGACTGCCCATACTGCAAGCCTGCCCCATTACAATGGTAGACACATCGGGCTTGATAAATTGCATTGTATCGTAAATAGCCATACCAGCAGTAACCACGCCCCCAGGGCTATTAATAAAAAAGTGGATATCTTCATTTCCTTGGCTCTCCAAAAATAATAGTTGTGCTACTATTAAACTGGCACTATGTTCATTAACATCAGTGTCTAGCATTACAATACGATCTTTAAGCAGTCGACTATAGATATCGTAACTGCGTTCTCCTCGAGCTTCTTGCTCAATAACCATTGGTACCAAATTAGGCATTATTTTCCTTCAACAAAATCATAAGTTTTTTCAAAAATTGGACCATCGCAAATGTAAAGCTCACCGTCAATACCACGCATTAAATAGTCGCCTGCTTTACCTTGCTTGTAGTTACCTTCCAATGTGTTAACACGAAATTCCTCGTCAATGCGTTTAGCATGTACGACAATTGGCTTTTTCATGCAACCTGCCATTCCTTCTACTTGTTCAAATGTATCAAATGTTTTCATTATCTTATCATCCTAAAGTCAAACATTTTGTAGTAGTCAAACGGATAATCTACTTTAGTAATGTGTGTTTCAAATTTAGTAATAGGTTGTGTTAGCACCATATCTTCAAAAAACTTTCTAAGCAGATTGCCCTCGTCTAGCTGTATATTATACACAAAACGATTATCGTCAGCAAACCAATAGAAAATAAATTTCTTTTTATTAACCCAACGACTAGTTTGATGGATATAGACTAATTCTCTTTGAAACTTCTTTAGATTAGGTTTAACTAATGGACAATCAGTAACTAGATAATTTTTAATAATTGAGTCTAATACTTGATCTTCTTGATAAAAGTAAGGCAAGGTTACAACCATACCTACTTCTTTTTTAGTTAAAGTTGATTTAACTTGTGACAAGAATTGCACTAGATTGCTACGATAGTCACTTAGACGCGAGTCTCTTAAGTTAACCCACATCATTTTCTTGCTGTAATAGTCTTTAATAACTTCGGCATCGTTAAAGTCGTCACCTGTTAAGGCGCCTTTAACGTTTGGGTCATCAAGTCGATACCATTTAGATGGATCTTCGTCTCTTATCTTTTTAAGACGTACACTGAGTACTAGTGGATTGACATCAAATTTGACCGGGCTTTCTCGATACGGTTGATCAAAGATAATCCCTGCTTCTGTGTTCTGACCAGAAAAAATTTGAGATATAATACTAGTAGTCATTAGTCAAGCTCTTTAAGTGCCTGAGGAGCACGAGCTGCCGCTATCTCTCTTTGACGATTAGCTTCCTTGGCACGTTTTAAAATGTTAGCATCTCCGGTAGGCAATGCAACTAGAACATAAGTTCTATAACGGCCGCCTTCGTTGATGCGTTTAATTTCTTTAACTTCGACACCTGTCAAGTCAACTTCTTTACAACTAGAACGCAAAGCCATTTCACTGAACTCGGTACTGGTTACTTCGCTGTCGGTACGATAAATTTTTGTACGCTGGCTAGCAGTACCGCCAGCAGTCATGCAGATCTTGCCGTAAGCATCTGCTTTAGCCTTTTGGTCTGCCATGCTAAAATCCGCACTCACCGCAGTACCTGCTTCGTAGACTGCACTCTTGCTAACTGGTAGTTCAGTCATCCACTTAGGTGCTTTGTCAATAACACGTTCGGCAATTTTTTCTTTACGTTCGTATTCTTGCTCTGCACGTTTTTGATAAGGGTCACTAGTACCACAAGCTGTCAATGCCGCAATGATTGGCAATAGAATAAAAACCTTTTTCATTATTTTCCACCCATCTTTTCTTTAGTCCACTCTGCTGTGGATTGAATATCCTTACCAACACCTGCTACAGTTGAGCAAGCAGTAAGGGCCAAAATTAGAAATGCTGATACAACGGTTTTCATTTTGCCATCTCCTGTGACTGTGTTTTAACGGTATCAATACCACGGTCAAGAATTCGAGCAACACCCGAAAAACCGACAGTAGCAACTACCAAGCCTAGAATAAAGCCTATTGCAATTTTAACCATAAATGCCTCTGTGTAAGTTGTGACGACTTTATTGTATTATTCTTCCACAATAGAGTCAATCTTTTTGGCAGAAAGGTAATCTTTTTCTTTATATGTTTTGATCATATGGCATCGGCAACATAATGTTTGGATATTTTCAGCAATATCCTTGCCGCCATCAGCTTGGCGCTCCAAGTGGTCGCCGTGCATTACGCCACGCATACATCGAAGTTTGTGGAATGGATCTTCAATATCATCAAATTGGGGATCTTCTCTTGGATCGTATTTGCATTTAACGCAAACCCAACCGCGATAGAATGTGTATGGACGATCAGCCTTGCCCATTCCACCGTACTCGGCTAGCATTAGTTGATGCTCGCGACAGTAGCTATCACTACCCGGCCCTTCGTAATGGGTCAAAGGGTTGCAACAATCTTCAAGGGCACAAGTTATCCCCTTGCCGATTTGTTCTTTTAAAACCCCTCGACTTTTACGCTTGTCGTATTGCGGATCACGCAACTTGCTCATCTTTAATCACTTCCCAAAGCCATGCTTTTTTAACAGTAAAACCATTGTTAGCCTCGTACTTAGGTACAGCCAATTTGGTGCTAGCCTTAAGTTGGGCAATCAAAAACGGAATGCCGGTACGCATTTCTGTAGTGAACCCACGAACGATTAGTTCGCCTTTGGCGTTGTATTCCTTTTGGTCCGGAGGAGTAATAGACTCGTACCAGCTTGTGTACGCATCTTTAACTTTACTCCAGAAAGGACCATTGGGACTGAAGTCTGCGTCAAAATAGTCTTTGGTAAATTGGGTAAACTTAATCAAGTATGCTCGGTCAACTTCAATTCCTTGTTCGTGACAAATATTAAAATACTCGTAAAGCTGTCTGGCCTCCTTGGGCTCGACTGGACGTTCTTGACGTAGAAGTGACCAATATTCGGCAAACATCCGTGTAACGTCAATATCCTTAAGACTCTTTTCGCTGTCACTCATGATAGTGCCAGCCAGCAAAGTAAACGCACCATCTTGATCTTCGTCACCCATTTTTTCATGAGTGACAAATAGGCCTGCATTTTGCAGATACTCTTGTTTCTTTGCGGCCGCTTCCCAAACTGGATCGGAAGAACCGTCGATCAAAACACCGCAAACCATTTGTCGATATTTGTCGTAGAAGTCCAACGGTTTCTTTGCTTCGCCGTTGAGCAAAATAAAGTTACGACGGATCTCTGCTTTCATCTTGACAGGGTAAACTACAATTGGAACAGTAATATCTCCAGCACGTTCACCAAAAATCTTAGTTGCCAAAATATATAATACTATAGCAGTATGTTGCCCGTCCCACGCAACATAATAGCCGGGCTTTTCTGGATCTTCGTACACCTGAATAGCCATAACCATTGTTTCTTTAAAATGGTCCAAGATACTTAGAACGTGCTCAAAATTTACTTGGCGTTGCATAGTGGTATCAATAAGGATCTTGTCCATAGTAGTGCTCAAACTTTGGCACAAGTGCAAGTCAGCAAACTTTTTCCATTGCTTATTTCTACGTTTGAATTCGGCAATTGCGGCATCCATTTCGGCAGGAAAGGTACCAGTCAAACATTCGTTCAAACGTTCGCGCAAACTAATAAAATGACTACTTGTTTTTTTGAAAAAGTCATTCACTTTTTGAGCATAATTTTTCATCAGTTAAATCCTGTGTGTTAGTTGATGTATATATTATACAAGTTTTCTTACCATTTGTCAACCACAATCCAATCATTGTCGTTAACTTGGCAAATAACTCCGTGATTTACACGCAACTTATTATTTTGGACATACCGTTCTTTAAACAAACGGCATTTGGAATTATTATATTTGAAATATCCGGTTTGGCGTTCAGTACGAAGTAATTCGTTTTCCATAACTACTTCGCCAACTTTGACAGGTTTGTCAAATAGTTCTCCGCCCTCTTTACAAGTGGTAACTACTTCGGTTCGATACTTACCGGCCAAAGTTACCAATAATTCATTCTTACCACGCTCAATAGCCTCGGCGCAGTCTTTATGGGCAGAGTTTACCTTGTGTTCAACACTATTAACCAAAATGGAATAGCTAACTTGGCAACTGTCACCTTTAACAGTTTTAACCAAATTGAGCACAGGACCAGTTTCTACTTCCTGTATCATTTGGCTAGCTTCTTTTACACGGCAATCAGCAAGAGCTTCTTTGAAAACAAAAAGTGCAACAACTGCTAATATGAAGTATTTCATTCTACACCGCATTTCCAAGTGTACCACCAAATAGTAGCTTTGAGTCTACTATTGTAAGCACGATCTTCTTCGCTTAGATTATCCGGATCGGGGTCAAAGTTTTTACGAATTTGTACCTTACGCAACTGTGCCAATTGCTTTTCGGCTTTGGCACATTGCATAGGGTAATCTACCAATTGCTGATAAGTTAGATTAGTATCTTCGCATCCAACTAACAGACAAAATAGTAGTGGTATCATGTATTTCATTGTGCAGATTCATCTAAACGAACGTTAGACAAACCTGCAACTGTTTGGAATTTTTCCCAAGCAATTTTAGCAGACGGATTATTTTCCAGCTCATCGCTAGGTAGTACAGTTTCCAGCCAGTAGTAGGGCATACGACGGGGGTGAGCACCAAACTGTCTGGGCTGGTGAAGTTTACCCGACTCCCAAAGTTCAATACTGACACTACGGAACAAGTCTTCATCCTCTTCGCCGTAGGCTCCCCATTCTGGATTTGAACCCGACAGCATTCTGATCATACTGCCGCGATTGCTACCGCCGGCATAACCTAGCCAAATTCCCTGCCACTGTTTATCATCTCGGGGATCAAAATCCGTACGAGTAATAATGACAAGAACATCGGCAATGTCTACTTTGCCTTCAACAATATCTCTAACACAACGGCTATAACTGAGACCAATTTTCATAGTGTAAACTCGATTCGTTTAATGCTATCCCAACGGAAGCTACGCCATTCTTTAACTTCTAGGTCATAGACTGACATAACATCTTCGTTCTTTTTCTTTTCTTTTTTAGGAACTGCTACTTCTTCAGTAAGGACTGGAACTTGCGGAACAAGATCTGAACTGGTAGTACAGTTCATTATTCTTTCTGTCCCGTCCTTCTTAGTAAATGTAACAGTTACAGGGCCGAAATTCAAGTGGCCTTTTAGCCACTTTTTAAAAGCCTTAAACTCCTTCTCGGTTTTCAGTACTGTCTGAATTCCGAAGTTCGAGTTGTCGTTTGAGTTCTGCATTTTCAGCCTCCAATTTTTCGATATGGTTTGCAATATGTGTTACAAATTCGGCAAGATTCTTGCCAGTCTGTCTAGTCATTTCTACAATACTAATTTCCATTTATATCTCCAATACAATATTAGGGTTCCATCCTGTTTCTTCATAGCCTTCATAGCCACGAGGATTACAAACAACACGAGTCTCACCAATCATGTAGTCAAACGGATGATGAGTGTGACCATGTGTCCACAACTTAATCTGTGGGTGATCCAAAATGAACTCGCTCAAGTCACTATGATAGCCGCCATTCATTAACTTATCGTTAGCGTATTGCGGATGTACACTTTGGTGACTAGGGCTGTGGTGTCCTACAACAACAACCTTACGATCTTTAAGATCAGTAAGTACTGACTTAAAATAAGCCAGAGTCTGTTGATGTCTATGCATTATATGTGCAGGACGCAGTTTAGTATAACCGTGCCCGTCATGTCTAATGATACGGAAATCATTCATTAGATCAGTCAGTGCATGCAAGGTCAAAGGATCACCTTTGTTACAGTCAGTCCATAGTGTAGCACCGATAAAAACAACATCAGCAATTTCTTTAGTGTCTCTTTCTAAGAAATGAATGTTAGGATATTTGGCGCACTCTACACGGAGGTCCACTAAGCTCTGTACAAATTTACCATGGTAAAATTCGTGATTGCCGGCAACATAAACAACGTGCGGAAATTGAAAACTGCAACGCTTTAAGAAGTCACGAAATCGAAGAGCAGTAGCTTGCCTACGTCCGAGGTCAGCAAGATTAACATTGCTGTACATGCCGTAGTCCATTTCTGGATGGTCGTGCAGATCCTGGGCGACCATAATATCGCCACTCAAAATCAGAACATCGCAACCTTCATCATTTTTAATGTTGATGTCGCTAAATTCTAGATGCAGGTCTGATACTACCTTAATTTTCATCACTGTTTCTCTCGTTATATCTAGCTTGTCTTTCTGCTTCGTGTTTGTCACAAAGTGTCCTTACCCAACCACCACTACGGGTGGTTCCGGGATAGCCGCACTCTTCGCAGGTACGTGCCGCCCAGGACTCTGCTATACGAACCATACCATCAACAGTATCATCTCCACCATCGTAGTAAAAACGTAGCCCGCCAAATTTTTCTTTAATCTGTTTAACAACAACGTCCGGACAGCCTTCACCACGTTGATACTTTTCAAGTTGATTCTGTTTCCATTCTACATGATGGTGGATCTGATGGCAAAGTGTTTCAATAATTGGCCACCAACCGGTACCAATCGCAAATCCGCCGTAAGGCTCTGCAAACATCTTTGGGTAAGATGTTTCTAGCCTTTTAGAAAATTCGTCATATTGATCTTCATCGTACATTAGTCTGCCCAAACCTTTGCTCGTTTTTTCACACCTTCTGGATCGCGCTTATATTCATCAAGATATTGACGCAGGGCTTCTTCAACAAATGCATTAAAGGTCATATCTCGCTCATGTGCGGCTAGCATAAACTTAAACAGTTCATCGTCAGGAATATCCAACGGAACTTTTACACGGGTATCGTATTCTTCTCCAGCAACCATAGCAGTAATCTTTTCCAAAATATCGTCTTCTACTTCCAAATCAGTAAATTTGCGATCGCAAGCAGCCTCAAAATCTACATCTTTAAGTACGCATTCAGCCTTGTACTTTTCTACATACTCTGGGTTAATCCAACGATACTCGCGTTCATTTACGTAGTCCCACATTTCGCACATATACACTTCGAAAGTAGAACTATCGAAAATAATATTTGTGCTGTAGTGATCTACTTTATCACTATCTAAGTAACGTGCCTCTGGACCAAATGTAGTCCAGCCAAACTGTTCACCACCAGTAATGCGATATTGTGTAGCTTTAAGAAAGTCTTCGATTCTCATTGTGCAACCTTTACATAGTTAAGTCTTGTTACGGTACCTTTAGTCTTCCAATGGAAGCCATGATCCTTAACTTTGGCCTTGATAACAACCGCAGGCCCCACAGTTACGTCTTTTTGGCTCATCCAACTGACTAATTTATTTTCTATTATAGCATCAACATTAAAAGCTTCAAAGTTTTTTGACTTAATGCAGGATAGTACTTCGCAGTCCAAATCCAGCAAAGTTTTTCCAACTTCTCCCAACCACCCTTCTTCAAGAGTTTTGGTTTTCTTTTCAAATTGATGTTTACTAAGGTCTCTTTTGTAAACACTGGGCAGGCAAGCAATCCAACCAAATTTATTAACAGTTGTATTTTCTTTGGTAAGAATTGCATTTAGTTCAGTTTTGAACTCGTCTTCGCCTTGGATAGCATTAAACATTAGTCGACGATAAAACTTCATGATGTCTTCTGCCAATTGCTTATCGTCCATATTGGTAGTAATAAGCTGAGGTTTCATCAAGGGATCTATGCCGTTGTAATTGGTTTTGTCTTCGCCAAGTGCAGACAACATCAAAAGTTTGTTTGCTACTCGGTAGCCGATTATTTTATAGTCGTCGGCATAAATGGCTTCTGCCGTTTTAATGTAATCTTTATTATACCGATAGGCCGCGCACGCCAATTCCAATACCGTTTGGACTGGGTACTCTTTTTCCGGCACCGACATGATTTGCTCCATTAATTGATAATAGCCTTATTTTACATGAAAATTAAGTCTGTGTCAACCTTTTGGAGCCTAGTATATACTTTTTTGGTTAACCGATTTATCACTGGATCGTTGTATTTTGGAAACTCTGTTTTATACATTCCCAAACTAGGAGCAACAAATTGTCCGTTTAATTTGAGCCTGCTTAGTGTATCGGTATTGTGTAAGTATCGTAAGGCTCTATGCTTGCCTAAATTTCTACAAAGCTCAAATGCTATACTGATGGAGTAAGCATCGATTTCATCTGGATCACTTAGGTATCTTCCGTGATTGTTGTCATGCTCTCGACCGGATTTATAACTGCGTTTTCGATATTGTCCCTGGTGTCGATATTCGTGTATTAGCGAATCGTAAATTTGTATTAAAAGTTCTGTAGAGTTCTTTTCATGCCACGCACCGTTTTTATTAAAATTGTGCGTTATTATTAGTTCTATAGGGCATTCGTTATTTTTATCGTCTTCGGGATCGTAAAAACCGTTAACATAAAAAACATCTGTATTGAGGTTTTTATCTTTAACAGTCTTTATTTTTAAATCGATTTCGTGTAACTTTAATTCTTTACGAATCATAGCTAACAGCTTTTGGAAACTAACTCCTCCCTGAGTTCTACGTCTTATGCTAGTACATATTTCGCAGACAGTTTCCATTATGCCATTCATAGTCACAACCTATAAATTACCCTACCTTTTGACAAGTCGTATGGGCTGACTTCTACTTTCACATTATCGCCTAAGATAATGCGAATCTTGTTTTGCTTTAACCTACCACCCATGTAACAGAGTAAAGGGTTGGGCATATTGTCCACTTTAACCCTAAACATGTTTCCTGGTAATACTTCGTCTACTTTGCCTGTGAGTTCAATAATATCGTCTTTAGCCATTATTTCTTTTCTAGAATGATTGATCCTTCTTCAACTGTAACCGTAATTACATCGCCTTCTTTCCAGCCTAGCTTGTCACGAATTTCTTGGGGGATATTCATAAGGACGTTTTCAGGGTCCCCGTCGATTTCTTCAAAAATTTCGCTTGCATCGTAAGTGTACTTTTCCATAGCAGTATTTACTCTTAATTTAATCTGAATCAGAATCTTTTACAACTATCCAACCTAGTTTATATAAATCGTTTTCAATTTCTTCAGTAACTACACTTTCGGAAACGTAATCACGCTCGTCCCAAAGTTTATTTTCTTCTTCGTCGTGACTAACATCTCTGATACCCGAGCAATACCAATCAATATAATCGCCCTTTTGTTGCATATGAGCAATTATACCACCTGCATAACGCCACGAACACGACCATCTTTGATCTTTGAGTAATGGCCACATTTCACGTTTAACAAATTCATTGTTACACATTGCGGCATACAAGTTCTGGGCATAAGCATCATCAGCTCGAACCTTCTCTAAAATCCAATCTGTGGTACGCAAGTCCCATTCGAGATTGTCTTTTTGCCAAGCAAGATCTGCTTCACGCTCTTCTTCTTTAATGTCCCAAGATTCGTAGTACTCTACCATAGCACGAGTATTCTCGTCATTTTCAGGAGTCTTGCCTTTTTCAGCTTGGCGCTTGAGGTAGTTTTCTTTTTGGAAAGAATTACGTTGTGGGCTTTTGCTAATCATGGAAGTTACCTTGCAAACAATGTAGCATCTCGTGACCTAGGTTGTCAATAGTGAACTTTTTCGGAATAATTATAGTACAAGTATCAGCTTCCCAAAATGAGCAAGCCTGCATTGCATAACCAAATCCGTTGCGTCCACGCTTACGACTTTCTGCCTCACAGACTTTGTCGACGTTATCAACGGCTCGGATAGTAACGGTTGTTTTATTGGTAAAGTTGTTTTTGGCATCGTATTTGAAATTGGGGTTTTGCCAATCTGCCAAAACATTAGTAGAAACTAGTAATACTGCCAAAATTGTTGCCTTAAACATTTGCGCCTCTGTGTGTAGTTAAACGGTGTAGACGGTAGGATTCGAACCTACAAAGCCACCACTATGGGCTAGGCCTGTGCCCTCCCCGAAGGGAGGAGGTCTACCAATTCCACTCACGTCTACATTTGTAGTATAGCACCAAATTGAATTAAAGTCAAAGTGTTTTGGTTACACAGTTATGATTTGGCCGTCAGCTTGTCGAATTGTTGTCGAATCCGGTGTAACGTTTGCGATGAGCCCGCGTTCTTCCATTCCTTCAATTTGATACTCAACTAACAAGTTGTGACCTTTTGATTTGTAATACGCTGCACGATCAGAGGCAAAAGAAGGATCTAGTTGTTTTATCATTGTCATGAAATCTCGAAAAGATTCGACGTCTGGGTGTGTTATCTCTAAAGTCCAGGATAAACTATTTGGGTCGCTGACAAGTTCGTGATCTCGGGTAGAAGTTGATGTTACAACTCCTGGATGTTCTGTAACCATATCTAGAATAGCCTTTCTTCTAAGAATACCTTCTTCAGTTTGTTCGAAGAACGGCACAGAAGTGTCTGGGCGTGTTCCGGTGTAAAATGTTGTTACCATTATAAGTCTCCGCTATGTAGCTATTTATTTAAGTAAAATTTTTACCACAATAAATAGTTGTTTATTAACATGCTACTTTATGGACGTTGTTTTATTAACTACTGTTTTACCCTATGAACATTATACTTGGCAACTTAAACCAGGTTTTGTAAACAACTTGTTTAGAGGTATGGGATCTTATCAAATAGCATGGTATCTTAGAGAACACGGATATTCCGTCCAAGTAATTGATTTTATTAAGTATCTGACAACAAAACAAATTTTAGAATTACTAGATAAATTTGTCACGCAGGAAACTAAAATTGTTGGGTTAGGGGTACTTGGGCTATTAGAACAAGATGCATGGTTATTTGTAAAGTTTCAAGATGTAATGTTTCGTGCTCGTAGAAAATATCCGTGGGTTACTATTGTTGGCGGTGGCCCAACTGCTAATCGTTTTGAAGACGAATTTTCAAAAGGAACATTTGATTGGCTAATTGTTGGTCACGCAGAAGATAGTATGTTGTCGCTAACAAATCACATAATTAGATTAGATAAGGCTCCGATGTATGAACGGACTCCTAAAGGTGCTCGACTAATACGAGAATCGTTTAGTGTTCCTGTTGAAAAGAAATTTGACATACAACATTCTCAACATAGATGGCATGATAGAGACTGCATACAACAAGGCGAAGCTTTACCTTTAGAAACAACACGCGGCTGTATTTTTAAATGTAAATTCTGCCAATATCCTCTAATCGGTAAAAACAAAAGAGATTTTTTACGAAACATGTCGGAGATCAGGGACGAGTTGCTTGATAACTACGAGCGTTTTAAAACTGTAAATTATTACATACTAGACGACACTTTTAATGCCGACAAAGATCGTGTAGAAGAGTTTTGGCAAATGACTAAAACATTGCCTTTTAAAATAAGATATAGTACATATCTTAGATTAGACTTAATAGAAGCGCACCCGCAAACCGCAGCTATGTTACAAGAAAGCGGACTAGTAGGAGCATTTTTTGGAATAGAAACTTTTAACCCCGAAGCTGCTCTTATGGTTGGAAAGGCATTTAGCGGAAAAAAAGCTAAAGAATATTTGCCTAAACTTATGAAAGAGATATGGGGTAATAAAGTTTCTGTGTATTGTGGACTGATAGCAGGATTTCCACAAGAAACATATGAAGACTTACAAGCAACTAATCAATGGATGCGAGATCAAGGAATTCATTGCTGGGGATGGAATCCTTTATTCATTAATAAGGTTCATAATTTTATTTCTGAATATCAAAGTGAGTTTGATAGAAACGCAGAGTCTTATGGTTTTAGGTTTCTCGATGATTCAAATAATTGGGTAACAGACACAACCTCTTTTGTTGAAGCACAGCATTGGGCTAGAGAGTTACAAATAAATCCTACACAAAAACCAGCATCTTGGGCAATACCAGAATTTTTAAATTATCCTGCTGTAAATATGGATCTTATTTTAAACGAAAGTGCAGTTAATATTTTTGCAAAAACTAATATGCATCAGCAACGAGTAGCATGGCTACGTCAATATGTTGATATGCTTAAAAATCTTTAAATTATTTTTTAATTAATTTTATAATCCAATATGTGGGATCAAGTTCCCACCAATGCCTATGTCCGTAGTTTGGGTTCTTAGCATCACCATGATGATTGTTATGCCATGTTTCTCCTAGTATCAACGGAAATAACCATACAACATTCACAGCATCATTGTCTTGCTCGTAATTTTTATATCCATAAGTTTTAGAGTGATTCATGCTAGTTTGTATACTGTAGCTATGTAAGGTAATAAATGCCGGTAATGCTAATGTATAAAGCCAAACTTCTAAATTGATTAACGCTATTACTGCATGGCTTATCCATAATATTTTTTGATAATGGTTGTGTAAGAACATTACATCTTTATCCCGCATTAAATCTATACAAGACCTAGGATTCAAATCTCCCTCTTTTAGTTTAAACATCCATAAAATGTAACTATGAGCAAAACCGTCTTTAGGGCTATGGGGATCGCCTTCTTTATCGGTATATCTATGATGATAGCCTCTATGTACAGTTACCCAAAATATTGGACTGCCTTGGCCGGCTACCGCAGCTGACCATAGCATAAACAGCTTAACGGGTTTAGAAACTTCAAAGCCTTTATGACTCAAGTATCTGTGATAGCAAGCACTTATACCTAACATCATTAAGCAAATATAACCAGCTATAGTAGCTACCCACCACCAACTTGGTGCGGATCCATCAATTACATTCCAGATGGCCCAGACACCTATGAACTGCATAGGAACAACGCTGCCCCAAAGGTTCGGTTGTTTAAAAGTATTTTTTATAATATCTATCATAAAATAATATCCGTAGATATGTTAGTTATCTTGTCAAGTTCGTAGTTAATGGTTGTTATTGGTAAAAACTTGTCTATGCTTCCAAGATTATAATATCTACGCCAAACTCTTAATCCTGTTGCTTGTCCTTCCGCATTAAATGTCCAGAATCGTTTGTCGATAGTTTTTTGTAAATTTTGTAAGTCCGACGACATCATCTGATAAACTTCTGTTCCTTGGTGATGTTTATAGAACCAGAAGTCGTGATTGCCTAACAGCATTTTGTCAGGTTTTTGTGCTTGGAAACTTTGTTTTTTTATTGCCGGGTAAATTGCTGGAACTATACCCCTTTCATAAATTCCAGGGTTGCCGCCGTTAAACCACTGTACAAACTTTGAGTGTTCTGGCTTATACCAATACTGCTCTTTCGATACAAGGTTAGTATAGTTTTCGTAATTTAAAGGCATATAGTTATAGATATTTTTATTCTCAGGTCTCAGTATAAATCTTGCAGTAACATGGGCCTGTTTAATAATCATCTGAGGTAACTGCGGTGCATGATAAAAGAATACAGGGTTTGTGTTAGGATGATTGATAGAATCATATTTGTTATTATACACACAATCTGCAAAAGTAATTGCCATATAGGACTTATAGCGTATTAGCTGAGGTTTATCAATGCCTTGGACAACTGCAATCTTTTTACCTGATTCTGCTATTCTTTTTAAATGAGTATATCTATCAAGATTATAACGACCAGCCATAGTAGGGTGTATCCAATCCGTTCCTTTAAGCAACCAGTCATCTTGTTTATAATTTAACATGTCTTCAAAATAATCATGAAGTGTGACCTTGATATTAGGATGTTCTACTTGTATTTTCTTTAAGAACGGTATTTGTGTTATAAATGTTTCGTCGATGGTATTTCTAACATCTGTATTTGTTGGATCAGGAGCATGCCAATCGCGGAGACCAGAGACTGGTGCGCTAGCAACTATTTCGTCCACACGGATACCGTTATTTAAAAATGCGTATAGCATATTAGTACTATCGGCGCCACCACTGCAAAACAATAATACATAGTCGTATTCTGATCTTATTTGTTGAGCTCTTATTTTATAAAACTCGTCTAGACTTGTCTCCGGCTCTTCAGACCAGTTAAATGCTTGGAATGAAGAATCATTAAAAATCCACTTAACATCTTCTGGCTGCAAGTTTAACTGCTGTGCTCTTAAGATAGCTAAAATTTTATTATGGAATTTTTCTTGCCCAACAAGGTAGTATCCTAGATCGTCTGTCATTTTAAAAGTCCTATATCTTTACGATAGTAATAATCACCTAACTCTTGCTGAGATAGAAAATTGTAAATTCGAGAACTGCATTCTTCAATAGTGTTGCCAACAGTTAAAAAAGAGTATGGGTATATTCGATATCCAAATTCACTAAGCATGCGATAATAAGAAATGCCCTCTGGGATATTTGTTATGTTTGGAAAATTACAATTTTTCCCCACAGTAGGCCAATTTTTATTAGTTAATCGTATACAAACAGATTTTTTATCTGAAAAAGTTATTTCGGGTAATGGATTGTTATTAGCAATATCTATCATTAGATCTAAAAGGTTGTTTTCAATTAAAGATAGTATTGTAAGACCTTCGGGCTCTCCTAACCTAGTATTGACTTCTAACAACAATGGATTATTATCCTTATCAACAATTATACCTAAAAACATAAATCCTTTGTAAACAATGTTTTTTGATTTAAAATAGTTATGAATTTTTTCTGCATAAGTGTATGCCACATCATTGACATCTGTAACAGAATAACATCCTACACCATCGGTCATACATCCTTTATCATCCTCATACATTTGTTTGTAATCTCTTGCTGAACCAATGTACTTAATACCAGTGCTATTGCAAATTACATGATACGAATATTCTTTAGATCCTTCTACAAACTCTTCGATTATAAAGTTTAAATTATTATAATCTGTTTTATAAAGCATATTAAGTATGGATTTAAAACCGTTGCCGTCTGTAAATCTTTTTAACTCCTCTTCCCAATTATCATCTGTAACAATAATTGTCTGCATACCTACTCTGTAATCTTGGTCGTATTTTAAGACAAATGGACGTTTAAAGGTCGGAAACTTTTCTATCAATTCACTGCCCTTGACAATTATATGGTCAGGCGTCGGGATACCTAATTCTTTAAACACACGTTTAGAGTATACTTTTGACCATTCTAAAAATCCAATTTCTCGTTCGGGACAAATATACGGAACACCTCTGAGAGCTAGCTCGTCGTGAAACGAACGTGATAGCTGATACCCTAACTGATTTGTAACAATTAGATCTAGTCCAGGAATTCTTATACTATCAGATAGCATTTTTTCTCGATCATCTTTTGCTATACTAGTAGTCGAAATGGGTGTATATCGATCAGTAGGAGTACTTACTGCTGGATGTGCATCGCAATGATACACATGACTTACTCGTGGGTCATTTAAGAATTTTTCTATAAAATAGTCACTGTTTGATGTGTTCGACGCAACTAGTATTTTCACCGTCTTTTCCAATTCTCTAATATCTGTTGATTACCAGAATATATTATTTTCTGCCAGCATGTATTGTCGCATTCGTTAGGGCAAGTTAGATACTTGTAATTATCTGTTTGGAATGTTACGCCGTAAACTTTTTTAAAATTACGTATGACCCATTCTTCCCAGTTGTCTGTTTGCCTGCTTATAAAATATAATTTGCAGTCAGTGTTATCCTTTAACCACAATATTTGACTCTTAGCACTTTCTGCAAAGCTAGGACTCATCACTCTAGGAAAAGGAATTTTATTACTGTGTTTCCACAAACGATTTAATATACGATATGCTCCACTCGGCCAGCAGTCTCTACTAGAAATACTACTGCACATTTCGGGAATACCATTATCGTCAAAGCAAATAGTGTATGCGATTATGCCTGCATAATCAAATGCGTTTTTGCTATAGTTTTCCCACAACCTATGAGATTGATCTTGATACTGTTGTTCTCGCAATTGATCAAATAATTGATCGAGGTATTCATTAGTGTTCGGTGCCCATGTTACTGTTTGCATAGTAACCTTTCAACTAAGGGGTGGTAATCTTCATAGTAGATTCCTCCCCATTGTTTTTCTAGTTCAGAAAAAATTTTTAAATTTTCATGTTGAAATATATCACTTTTTTCTATGTTTTCATAACCTGTGTATTTTGTTCTTTGTAGCATATTAAAGTCAGTTCCATTGTTATACACAAAAATTTTACTAGTGTTATTTCCTAGTTTACCTGGATGTTGATTGTTGGCTAGTTCAAACATTCGCGGCTCTAGTAGGAACGACAAGAACTGCTCTGCTGTATAATTTAAAATAAAAGGACAACCATCAAGACTATATTTTTTAAAATAGGTTAATATAGAGTGAACTAGCTCGTGTTCAACTAACTGCCAAATATCATCTCTGGGTTTCAAGTACGGCGGCGCATCTCCAAGTACAACGAATCCGTCAATCATACTTGATGCGTACATAGTAGCAGGAATCTGATAGCCGCCGCATTTGATAGATTGTGCTATGTCTAATATTTTTCCACTTTTTACAAACTCGTCAAAATCTATGTCGATGACTATCGGCTTAATATTTTTACTTTCACAAAAATCAAACGCATATTTTAAATCGTGCTGATTATAGTTACTTAACTTTATAATTACAGGAGTAAAATCAAAACCTAATTTTAGAAATACGTTGAAGACATATTCGCTATCTAAACCGCCGCTATACAATAGGTGTAGTCTTCCTGTCTTGTTTGCATATATGTATTCTGCAACTTCTAGAGTTTCTTCAAAGTAAGACTTTATTTTTTTGTTAGGCGGTTGTATGTTAACTTTCCACGACGGCCCATTGCCCGAGCTAGTCATGTAGTTGTCTTTAACCAACTCTATCATTTAAGTTTTTTACCCATGTAATGGAAAACTTGCCCCATACCAACTTTTTCAGCAGACGCTAGACGCACTTTATTATTTTTGTGTACATGGCTACTTATTGCCCAGCAACCTTTTTCTTTAGCTACTTGTTCAAAATAAGGATGCATCATTGTGTATATTCCACGACCTCTAGAATCTTCGTCTACTGCACTAAGAACAATCCATAATGTTCCGCTTGTTTTAACAAATTCAGTACTATAAACTATGTGTCCTAAAATTTTATCATTGCTATCTACAGCATATACTCCACCACAGTTTCCGTCCTCCCAAGACGTAAACGGATATCCAAAACCGTTATCGATTAGATTAGCAATTTGTCTTAGAAAGAATGTGTAGAACGGACTCATAGCCAAAGTAGTTGAGTTGAAGATTCGAATTTCATTACCAAGTTTATCAGTTTCAGTTCCCATTAATGTAATCATAATTACCTCCGAGATATTTATAGAGCATAATGTATAGCCAAAAAAAAAGGCTCCGAAGAGCCTTTAAAGGTCAACTACAAATTAATGTAGTTTAATCTTTTGTACCAACCCTGGTGTGAAGAAGTTTTCGAATTTCTCATAAACTACTTTTGTAGCTTCGGCAAAGCGAGACTGTTCTTCCTGACTCATCTTAACAACTTCAATACCATCGGCTTCTGCGCGAGCTTGTACTAGAGCAATGTCTTCAATACTTAGTGTACGCTCATGACGAGCAGCAACTTTAGCACTTTCAGAAACAACTGTTTGTAGATCTGGGCTTAGGCTGTTCCAGAAGTCTGTACCAATTAGAATAGTTGTTAGGAACAAGCTGTGTTCTGTGTGGTTAATGACTTTAGAAACTTTATCATGTCCTAGTGCGTAAACACGAGGATATGTGCTTTCGCCAACTGTTACGTTAGCAGAACCTAAGTTCTCTGAAAGTTCTTCTAGTTCCATTGGAACTACATCAGCACCTAGTGTCTTGAATGTTTCAATAGCAACTGGGCTGAAACTTGTACGCATTTTCATACCGCGTAGATCTTCAATCTTAGCAACAGTTTCGTTACCAGGAATGATACGGAACCCACCGCTGTATGTAAATGCTAGGCCTTTAACTTTCTTAGAATTTTCTAAGCTGCTTAAAAGCTCAGCACCAACTTCACCTTCAAATACGCGACTAGCGTGGTCGTGGTCCTTAAACAAGAACGGTAGATCTAAAGCAAAGAAATCTTTATTGATCTTACCTAGTGTAATTGTGTAAGTTTGGCTCATTTGAATGTCGCCTGCATCTAGCAAATCTACTAGATCATGCTTACCAACTACAACACCGTTGTTATACTTTTCAGCATATTCGCTCATAGTCATAACTTCGATTTCTAGTTGTTCAGGAGCACGAGCATTTACTTCGTCTGCAAATACTTTTGCAGCACGGATAAACAACTCGATTGGCTCATGGGCTAGAACCCATTTTACTTGACGTTTTGTCATATGTTTCTCCATTTAACGTTAAATTAAGCAGGTCATGACTCCTGCTTAGTATTTATGTCTTTTGGATTTAGCTGTAGTTATCTGGTACTTTTTTGGCTATCTTCTATCTGTTTACGATACTTAGCTTGCAGTCTTTTAACTTGATCTACAGATTTCGTGTAAAATTCCTCAGTACTAACACCGTCAAATTGTGGCGGACGCATAGCAGACAATTTAAATATCTCTGCTTCCCCTACTTTATTTGTAGCATTGGTTAATATGATTCCTATGGCTTTGCGCCGGCCTTCAGGCATTTGTCGTTGTGCAACGGCTATATTAAAAATGTAAGGAGCATCAATGCCCATTTCTTTTAGAGTTTTAATCTTAGGTTCTTGAGGTAATCTAGCAGGACAGCTGGCAGCAACCATTTGCATCTTTAGGTTTTTGGTTTTTAATGATTCGTAACCTTCGTACTTGTCGATTACGAACTCAACTCCGTTATTGCCCACCATATTAACTAGGGCATCATTGTTGCTTCTAAACACAATGTATCTAACATCAAACTTGTGTTTTTCTCCAAGGGCAAGGGCTGTTAGGTGTGCGGCATTACCAAACCCAACACCGCCTACGACAAATTCTTTTTGCCCTGTTAACGGTTTGTTTGTAACTACTGCCCAGCAAGCATCTCCAAAAGCATATACTGGAGTATAATCATTTTCTTGTAATCTGCCAGCTGCTAAATTTTCAACATATGCTGGAGCAATAATAGCAATACTGTTTTCATCTAAGCTCTTAACTGCAATAACTTGATTACCACCAGGCTTAAATTCTACCACAAATTTATAGATAGACTGCATAGCGTTAGCTTCGTCTACGACTTTGAATAGTGCAGGTGTTGCACTATGTCCAGGGCTATAAGGACTATAAATTTTAATTGTTTCTGTGGCATTAGTAATGCCTGCAAAACATAGTAAAATACTAACCAAAAAGTTTTTCACTTTATCTCCAATCAATTTTAAATTTTGTTAAGTTTTCTTTATAAAAGTTTTGCACACTAGGATCATCAATGTACATTACTTCATAGTTTTTAGTTAGTCCAATACGAGAAACTGGTCTTAGAGATTTTGGAATATTGCTTACATCCTGCCTGTGCCCTATTACCCACAATGACTCTAATTTAACTTTAAAGTTTTTATACCAGTCATTACGATCAAATTCCCAGATATAATCTTTAGCGGCTGTTTTATAACTTGCCGGCGTTGATTTAATTTTTAAACCATTGTTATTGTTTACCATACTCCAACGTTGGTAGTCCGGGTAACTAAACCAATTGACAATTTTACGCATTACTGTTTCAACTTCCATGGTGTCATTAATATAAATGCTACCTCTAACTGCACAGTTAAGATATTTGATATTAAAAATCATCCACCAGAAAAAATCATGTAGACTATTAACTGGTACTGTGGCAGTATCGATATTTCTAACTAGTTTTTCGTAAAGTAACTTTCCAAAATCAGGATCTGCTTGCACACTTAGATAACTTATTAACAAATCTTTATACCTACTATAATGTATTTCAGGATCTGAAATCTTGTACTTAATGTTTGATAGTTCTACTCTAGACTCGTTACTTAATGTACCGGCCCATGCATCGTAGTTATTATAAAGAACTAATCCAAATAATGTTCCAAAAATACAATCGCCCTCATCAGCAGTTATAGGCGTATAACCTTGAGAAATAATATCGTCGTACTTGTTCTTGTCGCTGTCAATTATATCAAATTTGTCCTGGACATAGCTATTCCAAAAATGTGGGTTTTCTATTATAGTCTCGACGCTGGCACAAACTACTACACTTTTTAATTCTTCCACAGTTAAGTTTTTTATCAGGGCAGACATGACAACTGTGCTATCAATGCCTCCGGAAAACATCACAGCAAAACGTTCTCCTTGATTTATTCTTTGCTTTATCAACAAGGCTTGTTCATCTGAAATTTCTTCAAATGTCTTATTGAATGTCGGATTATAAACTGGCATTTCGTATCCAGGAATCAGATCCTGTTTCCAAGGTAATGACCATTCACCGTTTCTGCTTATGAACCGACAAGGGTTGACTCTTCGCGCCATATTAATGTAAAACTTTCCGCCGTCATCACATTCTGGATACATTGTATTCCAAAAATTATCATGGTAAAAGTTAAAACTTACATTTGAAAAGTAAATGGTATCATCTGGCCGGATCATATTAAAATAGCATTGTTGAAATATTTGTAAAGTTTATGCGTGTTAACGGAATAAGAATCTCAGGTACAGGTTTATTTAAAATTTTATAGTAACCTTCCATTAGATAAACTTGATCGGTATAATTATTTTTCCAAAATTCAACAATTTTTTCCTCTGCTTCTTCTACACTATTTGAAAAGTATAAAATTTTTCTTAATTCAAAAAAGATACCTTTTTTAAGTTGAGATCTGTCTACCCTTGACGAAACCTTCTCAGTCCACGAATCATCTAAGTATCTTTCTGCAAATCTGTTTGTATTTTCAAAATTGTAAAATGCATCTGTAATGTTTATAACATACACTTGCTGTTTAACAAAGTTAGCATACTCTGTTAACTTTGTTAGGATGCTGGTATTGTTTTTATAATCTTCCGGAATGCCCATTTCTATTATTTCATCTTTATCGTATAAAAACTTGAGTAACGGGTGTTGTCTTCCTCCTACTAAAGGGCTAGGACCTACACGTTGTAATCTTTTATCCTGTATTGTATAATTGATACAATTATCACTAGTAATATGTTTGGCGCTGGGCGGCATCATATATGCCACAGTAGGCAATTTAGAACTAAGGATCTCTGCTGTTTCAAAAGTCATCCAAAAGTCCATATCATCGATTAATATAAATCGATCAAGACCCGGCGCAAAAATTCCGTGCCTGCGGTTATCTCCTTGAGAATTTACATAGAAGTGTTTGTAAAAATTATCATATCGTTCTTGGATCATAATAGCAACTCTCTTGCATCCTT